GGATTCTCGCATTGCATTACAGGATTCAGCTGGAAGGGTTGAGACTGATAGATGGATGTATAAGCCTGGTGGAGGTATTCCGCTTCTTACACAGGAAGAGGCTGATAATATACTTGGTACAATCGATGCGAGGATGGCCACTGAATTAAAAGATGAGTTATCTGCTTCTGCTGCACGTGCGCCAACTGATAGATGGATAAATAAAGTTGGTGGTGGAATTCCATATATGACCCCCGAGCAGGCTGCGGCCGCATTAGACACTATTGCCGCAAGGATGGCTACAGAGGCAAGAACTGAATTATCTGGCATGGCCTCAAAAGTACCAACTGATAGATGGATATATAAGCCTGGTGGAGGTATCCCGCTACTGACACCAGCACAAGCAACGAAGGTACTTGGTACAACCGATTTAAAGATCAATGCCGAGGCGTGGTCAAATGCAGCTCAATATCCTGTTCAAGTTTACAATTCGGATTTTGAATCACGCTTTGGTATGACACCAGATGAATATACCGCAAAGACTGGGCTTGCCCTTCCAGCAGACCCTAATAGCCCATTTGCCGCATGGGAATATCAGCAATGGCTCGAAAAACACCAGTATGCTCGGGGTGGTAACAAAAATACTTACGGTTATGACACAGTAGAAGGGGGAACTCTCTATGGTGGAATCTATACTAGTTTAGATAATTATAAACGTAGCCTTTCCGCTAAATCAGAAATGCCTACCTATGCATCCAATGAGGAATATCAGGCTACAAGAGAGCGGCGCGATAATGCGAGAATTAAAGCTTTACAGGATTATTGGTATACAAGATATCCTATGGCGTATGGTGTGCCTAGTACCAATTGGCAAGGCACTGCTGTAGAAGATTTTCTTAATAACCGAGCAAAAGCTGGTACATTTGCTATACCGTATTCTGGTTATGTAGATCGATATTCTGGCAAGACAGGATTTGAACAGGTACAAGACCCAGTAAGGGTTCAAGAAATAACTGATAAATTACTCAAGGAACAAAAAGCCGTTGAAGAAGTTTCAAAATCCTTCGAGGACCTTGCGAAGTCCATACTCAAGTCCGCTGGTTCTGCCGCTATCTCCGAGTTTAAGACCATCGGCGAAGTATTAGCTGGGAATAAGGATGCTGCCGATAATCTTGGCGACTCGATGAGACGCATGATGCTCGACACGCTGAACGCGCTCCCGCAGATACTTCTTGAGGCTGGGCTGAAATTAGTATTGGCCGGAGATTACCCCGTCGGATTGGCACTTATCGCTGCTTCTGGCCTTGTCGCAGTTGGAGCGGGCGTAGCGAACTATGAAGCGTCACAAGAAACAGTTACCACTGCGACCCCAAATGCGCTGGGTAATGTCTATCCTACTCGCTCGCTCTCTGCGTATGAAAATGGCGTCTATAACACACCGCATTATTTTGGTTTTGCGAAGGGTGGCGTGTTTGGAGAGGCAGGATATGAGGCGATCATGCCACTCACGCGCTCCGTTTCTGGGCAACTTGGCGTCCGCGCAAGCGTTGCTCCTGTTAATGTTCAGGTGGTAAATAACGTTGGCGCTCAGGTAAGCACGAAAGAAACAACTAATGAGAATGGTGAACGACAGCTTCAAATACTCATTGATAAGGCAGTTGGTTCAGCGATTGCGCGCGGCAAGGCTGATAAGTCAATGAAGTCACGCTACGGCGCACAGGTAGTTGGCGCACAGAGGATGTAAACAATGGCAAGCATATCATGGCCTCATACTGAAATTCCTGTGCTACAGGAAGGCTACAGCTACGTTCCCGCTGATAACACGGTGCGCTTTGAACCCGACGTGGGGGCGGCGCAAGTTCGGCGTCGCTCAACGTCAAACCCAGATTATATGTCTTTCAAAATGCAGATGACGCGCACCGAGGCGGAAGATTTCTACGATTTCTATAAATATTCGACCGTAGGAGGAACTTTGCGATTTAACTTTACGAACCCGCAAACACTGGTAGTAGTTGAGGCGCGCTTCAAAAGCCCGCCCACGATGGTGTCGAAGGATTTAGACGCGGTGTTGTCGTTTGAGCTGGAGATTCTATGAGAACAATAGCATCTGCCGCCCTTCAGAAACTTTATGCCTCTGAATCTGGCATAAGTTTGCCAATTCTCATAGAAATAGATCATGATACATGGGCTACCCCACTCTATCTTGTTAATAACAAGGATGACGTGGTGTATGGCGGACAAACCTATACCGCCTTCCCATTCCGTTTTGATCCCGCCGATGTAAATACCGATGGCTCTATTCAGAATGGCAGGATTACTATTGCGGCTATAGATCGTACTATTACGGCGGCGATCCGCGCACTTTCGACTCCCCCCACCATTACCACGATTGCGGCGCTTATAAGTTATACGCCAACAGGATTCGCCAGCGATACGTTCTATCCTTCTGATGCTACGTTTCCTGGTGCTGGCCTTTCATATACTATTGAACCGCTCGCTACCTGGACTTTTACACTACGCAATGTAAGCGGGAACGCAGAATACATTACAGGCGAACTTGAATATGAGAATAGCCTTGAGAACGAATTTCCCGCAATGGAGTTTAGGCCGCGCGATTTCCCGGGGCTGTTCTAATGGCGTATTGGGCAAACGATTATGTTGGGATTCCTTATAAAGTTAGTGGTAGAGATAGAAACGGTTGCGATTGTTGGGGCTTGGTTACTTTAGTTTTACGCGAGCATTATAAAATTGAACTTCCGTTATTCGATGGATTATGCGGGATAAGCATAGATGAATCAGCGCGCTTGATTGATGTAAATAGGCCGCTCATTGACGCATATGTTCCAGACGTTCCGAGAGAATCAGATATCGTACTTCTAAAAATACGCAACATGCCGTGCCACGTTGGATTGTATTTAGGGGGCGGCCTCATGCTTCATACGTTATTTGAACATGATTCCGCTATTGAGAGAGTAGACAGCCCTAAATGGGCGAAACGCATAGAGGGATTTTATCGTGTCCAATAAACCTATAGTAGTCGCGCAGCTTCATCCATTTACCACGTCCGATAGGGTAATCAAGGAATATCCTGAAGGAACAACTGTCGATACTGTTCTGGGTGATTTAGGTGCGCTTGGCACTCCTCGCGTTTTCGTGAATGGTATCTTACTTGAAAAAACTGACTATGCGCTTAAAAACGATGACCACGTAACCGTGCGTGTAATTCCACAAGGTTCATCTGAAGCCGTTGAACATGCAGGCATTTTTGGTACTATCGCTGGTGCTGCTTTAATGATCTTGGGGATGGTAACTGGTATCGTTCCTCTCACGTTTCTCGGTTTGGGAATTGCGGGACTTGGAACTGGGGCTGTATTTGCTGTAGAGGCTTTCCGTGGTCTTAATGTCAAATTCAAGACTGGCTATGATATTTCGGGAGGCTCGAATGGCGAGGATAAATGGGGTAAAATACCTGTCCTTTATGGCAAATATCGCTATGCCCCACCCTATGCCGTAAAGCCATATACCTCCATAGAAACCACTACTGACGATGGCGATACTGTCTATCTCCATATGATTTACGCTATCGGCGCTGGCAAGGTAAAGATTAGCGATCTTAAATTCGGTGATACGACATTTTGCCTGAACACTGGGACTATTGTAAGGAATGGTGATCTTTCACTCAATTCCGCATTTAATGGCGTTTCAGCGCAAGTCTATGATGATGGGACTTCGCCTTCCCTATATCCCAGCACCATCATTGAAGACAATCTCAATATCGAACTTAAATATAATATTGAAAACGCGCGCGCTACCGCGAAAAACGTTGATAAAATAGAGGTGCAGATAGAATTCCCGTCCGGCTTGTATGGTATTACAGAGAGCGGGAAAGATACACAAAATAGAGCTGTTACAATTGAGGCACGGTATCGTATAAAGGATTCGGGAACCGCATGGGCTTCAATGACGCCGATGAGCTTCTTTGATGGTTCCGCAAACACTATTACAAGAAACAAGCAGACGGTACTGCGATTTACGGCATATGCTAACGTTACTGCGGCTATTGATACCGCATATGAGATAATCGTTAAGCGGCTCAATGCTGACATGACTTCGAGCGATAAGGGCGCGGACACGATTCGCTGGACTGCGCTTCGTTCTTTCCGTACTACCGAAAAACCGATTACCGACGCACAGCGGGCGAAGATGACGCTCGTGGCGATGAAAATTAAAGCGAATGAATCTTTGAGTGGAACTGTAGATTCGTTCACTTGTTTGTGCGAGCCAGAACTTCCGGTATGGGATGGTGTCGCAAGCGGCGCGGCGCACTGGATAAATGGATTCTCGCAGAATCCAGCCGTTGCATATCTTGCAACACTTCGCTCATCCGCAAACCCACGGCAAGTTAATGACGCGAATATTGATTGGGTGCGCATGGAGGAGTGGTATACTTATTGTGAATCTGTTACTGCGCCAACATTCGCATGTAACGGAATAATCAATTCAGGGCAGCGACTATTCGATGTATTGGCAAAGATTGCGGCGACAGGACGTGCGATACCGATACTGCGCGATGGTAAATATAGCGTTGTTATCGACAAGCCGCGCACCACGATTATACAGCATTTTACACCACACAATTCCCGCAACTTTACATGGACAAAAAAGTTTGCGGATTATCCCGACGCATACCGAATTAGCTTTACATCGGAAAAGGATGATTATAAGCAAGTTGATAGAATCGTATGCGACGATGGATTTACCGAAAGCACTGCGGAAAAATTTGAAAAAGGATCAATGTGGGGCGTTACCGACCCTGATCTTATTCAGCGACATGGCCGATTTCAGATTGCGTGCAACCATCTCCGCACAGAGGTTTATAGCTTTGAGACAAGCGCGGAATCTATTGTATGCGAGTTGGGAGACCTCATTGTTGTTACGCATGACGTCCCCATGTTCGGCCTCTCGTCTGGGAAAATAATCGATATTGACTATGACGAAAGTGGAAACGCGACAGGAATTACACTCAATAACCTTATTACGCAAGAAGCAGGGAAGACATATAGCATACGTTACCGTAGAAGTGTCGATAATACGTCTGTTACGGCAACGCTTACTACAGTTGCTGGAGAAAGAGATACATTAACATTTGCGACACCGATTGCTCCTTCTGTCGCGCCCGCCCTCGATGATCTTGTTTTGTTCGGTGAAAGTGGAAGCGAGTCGGTACGGCTAATTGTTAGCGGTATCGAGGTTGGCGAAAATATGACGGCGACGCTCACGTGCCTCGATGAAGCGCCAGCAATTTACAATTCTGATGACGAAGTAATACCGGCATGGGATGCGCACATATCAAAAGATGCCCATTTTGGAGCTGACGAAGCAAATGATAATGCGATACGTAATGTAGAGCAAAAAGTCCAACCTCCTCCTGCGCCTACCACCAAACCTCTCGCCTCGCTCTCCGACCCCGTTGACTTCGATGGGCAATATGGCATTTACGACGGCGTGCGATACGTCGGCA